TTATAATATGGAGCAGAATAAATTGCTTGAGAACTTGCATACAAATAAAAATCTTGAACTACACTATCTCGCATTTCCCCAGATATTGAATTAATTATTTGAAACAACTTCATAACAAGATATTTTGAATATCTATACTTATTTGATTTTTTTTGTATAAGATTTGCAATATCTTCAATTTGTTGTTGTTTAATTATTCCATCCGATGCCATTAACTGGGATATATTCATACAATGCTCTATAGTATTTTTTGTGGCAAGTGACGCAGACTCTGTAGAAGATGGAATTTGAGATAAACCATGTCTTCTTAAAATAAAATTAATTGGACCAAGAGAAATTTTTCCTTGATTGGCAGATGCACCTTTAATTTCTCCCTGCCAACCTGTCAAGGATGTCTCACCTCCAAAACTTCTAAACTGTATCTTTTCATTATTGAGAGATCCCCACCGAATATACCCATCCATAGAATCTACATTACTAGTTGTCCCATAAAATTTTGCACTATTTACCTTAGTATCTGAAGGAAAATTTTTCTTTGATATTTTTCCGCTACCGTACATTTTTTTAAGAGATACTCCAATAACCTGATTATTTTTAATATACTCATACATCTGAGCATTTAAACCTCTTAAAGATCTTTCCTGACTTAATTTTCCCAGATTGACGTTATTACTTATCATATAAATGTCTGCCGGACTCCATTTATTTAAATTACCAAATGCCTTTTCATCTTTATTAATTCGACTAAAAGTAGATTCAATCAAAGAAACTTCACCAGAACCCCTATGAAAAGTGAACTTTCCTTTACCGTTAAAATATCTATATAGAGCGTTTGCCCCCAGAATAGATGAATTTATCCAGTCATCAGGAAGATCATTAATTATACTCTGAACAGATGAATCAATAAACGATGTAGATGATGCCTTTATAAAATTATCTTTAGTAACATCAAGAATTGTCATTTCTCTTCTCAAGACATTAAATACTACCGCAGCATATAATGCCTGAGCAGATTCTGACAATTTCGTAAGAGCAGCTCCTGCACCAGATCCACCACCTCCAGATTTTTTGTATATTAATTTTATTACAGAATTTGATTTAGGTAAAACAATTTTAGTTACTGGAAATGACGACTCACTTTTATCAATTTCATTTTTAAAGTTAACTTTTCTTTCTTTTAACTGTTTTGAAATATTATTCTGATCTTCTGCTCTTTGTACAGAAATTATTCTAATCTTATCTACTTTTGGTCCAGTTTTAATTACCTTAGTTTCATATCCAGACAATACCGAATTTACTGCCAATAATATTTCAGAGTCCGTCATTGCTCTTTTATTTTATTTTTATTTAGTGCCCAAGAGAGGACTCGAACCTCCACGCCGAAGCACATGATCCTAAGTCATGCGTGTATACCAATTTCACCACTTGGGCTTATGGAGAATATAAAATTCATTCTCCTAATAAATGCTTACAAAGCACCGGTCATATAATCATTCTACAATAGCACCAATCTTTTCATCAAGGTCCATAATTACAGAACGAATATCACTAATACGAGGAGGAACAGAAACCTCATCATAAGTATAACCTTTTTGGTTTTCAAAAAGAATTTGACGAACTGCAGCGGCAGTACGAACATCCATTTTAATAGATACGGATTTAGTCATCAGTTTTAAGCAAGAGATTTTGAAAGTTCTGAATTAATTGTGAGAGCAACATCAACTGGAACATTAGAATATTCAGCACGAAAATTATTATGCTGAATAATAATAACAGCACATCCACTTTCTACAATTGATGCGTCAATAGTTCCCACTTTTATTTGACCCTCATCAGTTTCACTAAAGTAAAGTCTTCCAATTTTTTGCTCCTTAAAGATGTTTGGAAGTTTTTGCCTCCATTCATCCCAAGTTTCATGCATTTTACTATTTTTAAATTTTTGTGAGATTATATCAACTACTTTGTCCCATTCATCATTTTCGAGATAGAATGAAAAATGAGTTTTAGCAACCTCTTTAATACCACGTAAAGATTTACTATTTGGATTTCTTCTTTCTTGCTCAGATAGAGCTTTTTTTAAAATAGGTCTCCAATTTTTACTAAATTCATTAGAAAAATTAGGATATTTTTCTTGAAGTTGTTCAACAGTTGGTCTGTTTCTTGTTTTAGTTGAAGTAGTCATCAGATGTCTCCCTCCTCACGATTTTCACTATAATATGCGTCAAAGAATCCGTCTGGATAACGCTTCATCAGTTTATCAATATTTGTCTGAATCACTTCATCAAAAGAAACGTCCAGAGCAATACACGCTTGTGCCACATACCACATAGTATCTCCAAGTTCTTTAATCAGGTGAGTACGAGTCTCATCATTCCAACTTTTCCCCTGAAAGATAAGTTTTTTTACTATTTCCAGAAATTCCCCACCTTCGGCATTAATGCCCACACCAGCAGTCAAAAGTCGTTCAATATTAGCACCTTTCTCATCCAACTGAACCATACGGTCAGACAGAGCAAGAAAATCTTTAGATGCATCAGAAGTTACGGCATCTACAAAGTTTTGATATTTATCAAAGTCAACTCGTTGTGTCATGAAAACTTAAATCCCTCAAATGATTTTTTTGGTTTATTTTCTTCATAATTATACTCCTCTTCCTGCCCACTGTCAAGTATGTCTTTTTGGGCAGACTGTTCACAATCATAAAGACGCATTTTAGCACGGTCAATACCAACAACAAAACGCTTAAAGATTGTTGGATCATTATATCTGTTTTTAAGTTGCTTCACCATAATCTGCCCTAGACCTTCTAATTCCTCTGTACTAATCAGAGCAAACATAAGGTCGGCAGTAGCAGGAAGACCGAACGATTCAGAAGTATCGGTCAATTCTACATCGGAAGAACCAAAACCGCTCCTAGTCGTCTGTGTCGCACTCATAATAGGAACATTAAACTCTACTGCCAAACCACGAAGTTCTTCGGCAATAGACTTAACCAAAGTATAAGAATTGATATTACTACCACTCTTAAATCTTGAAGAGGAACAGATATTCAGATAGTCAATAAAGATAATATCAGGTCTAAATGATTTCTTAAGTGCAAGTTCATTCAGAAGTGCCTTGAAGTGCCCGGAGTGTGCCGAAGCAGTAGGATATTCTTTGATTACCAAAGAACCCCGAGTCTTCTTAGCAATACCATTTACTTTATTCTCAAATGCTGATCGTGGCAAATCAATCAGTTGTTGAATTGGAACATTAAGAAGATTCGCATCAATTCTTTCGGCAATTCTTTCTTCTGCCATTTCAAGAGTAATGTAGAGAACATTTCTATTCTGTAGTAAGGCAGAACTGGCAACGTGACACATAAACAAACTTTTTCCAGTTCCAGTTCCAGCTAAACAAATATTCAGAGTCTTATTAGGTAATCCACCTTTTGTGATTTTGTTGAAATATTCCAAATCAAATTCGATTTTATCTTCTTTACGGTGATAAAATTCATAACGTTCCTCATAATTCTGAAGATAATCGTGACCTATATTATTATCAAAAGATACTGCCAAGGCATCGGAAAGAATACTGGGAATGGCATCTCTACCTTTTTTATCATCCTTACCATCGGCAATATGAATGGACTCCATGAGTGCCAAGTAAATAGCACGGTCACGGCACCACTTTTCGGTAGTATCCAGTATCCACTGCTTATCCACAGGACTGTTATTAAGTTTAGAAAGTAGTTCTACAATTTCTTTATTTTCAGATTCTGTCAAATCTCTACGATTATCAATCTCAATATTGAGTGCTTCAATAGTAATTGAAGAACCATACTTAACGATGAACTCAACAATTTCCTCAAAAACTATCTTTTCTACTCTTTGCTCATAGTACTCCGGTTGAATAAAAGGAATAACCTTTCTGGCATAGTCTTCATTAAATACTAAGTTTCTAAGGATTGTAAGTTCAAGTCGTTCCATTATTTTAATTAAAGATTTCGTTTATGATGCGGAACATCGAATACAAAAGTAATTCTAATGTTGTCGCCAATATTCACTGCCTTATGGGGTAGTTTATTATTGAACCAAAAGAGTGTTCCTGGTTCAATAATAATAGTTTCATCCCCAACAGTATACTCGTATTTTCCCTGAATGGAAAGGTGATATCTATCCTTTGTAAGATAATAAGTTCCTTCATCAATATGAGAACCTACAATTTCACCTACAGGAAGTGCCAAGAATCCACAACGACGGAGTTTCTTAAAATACTTTCCCAAGTAATTAAGAATCTCAGTGTGTTTTTCATATGCCGGGGTTTTAATACATATTTCAGTATTCCCAACATATTGACCTTCGGTTTCAACTCCACCCATTATGAGTTGTAGAACATCTACAGTAACGGTATACTCTGTAGGGTCCAGTTGCTCGGAGTCTTCAATATTTTTTTGAGACCCCCAGTCTTCTGGATGTTCTTTAAGTTGCTC